CACAAGGGCCTACCTAAGCGAGTTGATAGCAAATGAAACAATACAGATATACATCTGAGCATTTTGTCCAACAAGAAACAGTGCCAGATGCATATATCTCTCACAGTGATTTAGCAGAGATACAGCGTCTTGCTGGATTACAACCACCAGTAGAATCCATGCCGGGAATCAATATAAGCACCACCGGCATGGAAAAACAACGCTTAGAGCGAGAGCATAACATCAAACCAGGCACCCCAGAATGGTTTAAACTTTGGTTTTCACTTCCTTACATGACTGGCGAAAAACCAATTAAATAATCATTATGAGCAAGCCGTTAGATTATACTTTGATAAAGAAACCTCACGCCGAGGAGTCATTCACACAGAAACAAGTTCTTGAGTTTATGAAATGTGCAGATCCGATTCACGGACCGCATTATTTTATGAGTAATTATTTTTACATTCAGCATCCTGTACAGGGAAGAATACTTTATAAACCATTTGGTTACCAAGATAGATTAATTGATACCTATCATAATTTTAGATTTAGTATCAGTTTAATGCCAAGACAAACTGGTAAAACTACTTCGGCGGCTGGATACCTGTTATGGTATGCTATGTTTATACCTGACAGTACTATTCTTGTAGCAGCACACAAGTACCAAGGTGCATATGAAATCATGCAGCGAGTGCGATATGCTTACGAAAGCGTGCCTGATTACATTAGAGCCGGTGTTACAAGTTATAATAAAGGCAGTCTAGAATTTGACAATGGAAGCAGAATAGTTAGTCAAACCACAACAGAAACTACCGGTCGTGGTATGTCCATATCTTTACTGTATGCAGATGAATTCGCATATGTTAGACCGACTATTGCTAAGGAGTTTTGGACTTCTATTTCGCCTACATTGGCAACTGGTGGTAAAGCAATTATTACATCCACACCAAATTCTGATGAAGATCAATTTGCCTTATTGTGGAAAGGTGCAAATAAATGTATTGATGAATATGGTAACACAACCAATGTTGGGGTGAATGGATTCAAAGCCTATCGAAGTTATTGGAATGAGCACCCAGAAAGAGATGAGGTTTGGGCCGCAGAGCAACGAGCACAGTTGGGTGAGGAAAGATTCAGAAGAGAAATGGACTGCGAATTTATCATAGATGAAGAAACGCTGATAAACGCAGTGACATTATTGGATATGACAGGAATAGAACCTGTAAGTAAACAAGGACAAATCAGGTGGTACGCCAGTCCCCAGCGCGGAATGACATATATTGTTGGTCTTGACCCCAGTTTGGGAACTGGTGGGGATCCTGCTGCAATACAAGTGTTAGAAATGCCGTCGTGTAGACAAGTGGCTGAATGGCAGCACAACAGAACACCTATTCCGGGCCAGATCACTGTATTGAAAGAAATATGTAATTATCTGTATGATCAAATTGGTTCTGAAAATAGTATATACTATAGTGTAGAAAACAACACAATTGGTGAAGCCGCATTAATCTGTATTTCTGAAATTGGCGAAGAAAATATTCGCGGTGTTTTTATAAGCGAACCTCATAAAGCTGGGCAATCTAGAAGATATAGAAAAGGATTTAATACCACTAATAAAAGCAAGCTAGCAGTTTGTGCCAAATTAAAAAATCTCATTGAAACTAAAAAAATGACTGTGTATAGTAAAAGTTTGATAAGTGAATTAAAAACATTTGTTGCCAGTCAGCATAGTTTTGCTGCTAAAGTTGGTGAAACCGACGACTTAGTATTAAGTATGTTACTGACTATCAGAATTAGTCAAGTCTTACAAAGTTTTGATCCTGAAATTGATAATCGACTCAAAGACAGTTTTGATAACTTGCTGGCGCCAATGCCTTTCATCATGATGAGCTAAATATAGTATTATGAACAATATTGAGAATATTGCCACCGAACTATTTAATAAAATTCGTAGTCGTTTCAGCCCCATTTTTTTAACAGACGAAGATGGTAAGGAAACCGACATAGAAAAAGAAGCTAGGCTTTATAACTTTGTTTATAAAACCAGTGACGGCGTACAACATGGACCTGTGCAAGTCAGCATACTTGATGAAAAATTACTCAGTGTAAGTTTTACCCAAAAGTTGCCTCGCAGCCTAGATGATGGTGAACAAAAGTTAGAATGGGAACAATTTATTCTTGGTATGCGTAAGTTTGCCAAAAGAAATATGTTAAGGTTTGATGTTCGCGACATGAACAAGCCCATGTTAACAAAACGCGATGTCAAGCAAGCAGTTTCCAGTAAGCAGGCCAAAGATAATGCTGTGGTAGAAGCCATTCAGTGGTCTGGCACAACTCGTACCAGTATTCAAGAATTTGGTGCAGCAAGACTAATTGTTAGACATAGTGAATCTGTCAATGAAGAAACTCCAGGAGCCCGTAGCAGAAAAATAGACAGTATTTTTATTGAAACAGATCAAGGTGAGCGATTTAGAATGCCCTATAATCGACTAAGTTTAGGTCGTGCCATGGCGCAGCATATTGCTCATGGTGGACGCACTTATGATGATGCTGGACAGCATATATTAGGGCTAGCTGAAGAAATGAGTAGTTTGTCTTTTTTTGTGAGATCCATGCGTAATAGACAGTTCGAAGATACAGAAACCACAGGCATGGTAGAATCAGCAGCAGATAGATATCGTATGCTTCGCAGTGATCTAAACAGATTGGCTAAGACAAGAAATTATCATAAGTTTGCTGAGAGCTTTATGCCGCATGATGTCAATGAAGATGATTATGATATTGAAGCCTTAAAAGAAAGATTTGTTAAAAGAATGTTTGATGATAGATTGACCGATGCCTTACCATATGTATATCGTGCCTATCAGCAACGCAATACCAACGAGCGTTACATGGAAGAATTTGAAAATTGGACCGAAGCCACCATACAAGAAGGTGAATACGCTCGTCCCGATGATGAACAGTCTATTCAAAAACTTAGAGACCTTATGTTAAAGCCTATGCCGGCCGGTGATGAGGGCGAAGATGCTATCAATGTATTATTTGATATAATTGGTGATGATACATTGAGTGATCAATTTTATCAAATAAGTCAAGGTGCCAACGGCAGTCAACAAGATGTTCGCCCCGCAGTAATATCTTGGTTGGAAAACAATGGATATGCCAATTTGGCCGCCGAGTTCAAAGAAATTATAGCACAACAATTTACCAGTCAAACTCAGCGTCCGGTAGAACCCGCCGCAGCGCAACCCCAACAGCCACAAATGGCTCAACCTGCTCGCACCGAAAGTCTAGATTTTTTACGGCAATTGGCCGGAATCAAAAAATAAACTACTAAGTTTATAATGGGCAGATTATTTCTGCCTTTTGTATTGACAAACTAAATACTAATGTTATACTGTGCTTTGTGCAGAGTATATCTAGGCACTTTTGTAAGACCATCTTAATTATAAAGGAACATTCATCATGGCAACTACACTAGCAGAAATTCGTGCAAAACTTGCAGCAGCCGAGAACCGTGGCTCAACTGGTTCAAGTACAAATGGCGACGGTGGAATTTATCCACACTGGAATATCGAAGAAGGTACCAGCGCCAAAGTAAGATTTCTTCCCGACGCAGACGCCAAAAACACATTCTTTTGGGTCGAGCGAGCAATGATCAAATTGCCTTTCGCTGGCATCAAAGGCCAAGCTGACAGCCGCCCGGTTGTAGTACAAGTGCCTTGTATGGAAATGTATGGTAAGGATACTCCTTGCCCGATTCTTGCTGAAGTTCGCACTTGGTTCAAAGACCCAAACCTAGAAGAAATGGGTCGTAAATATTGGAAGAAAAAATCGTACTTGTTTCAAGGTTTTGTTCGTGAAAATCCGCTGAAAGAAGACAGGACTCCAGAAAATCCAATTCGCAGGTTCATTATAAGCCCGCAAATTTTTAACCTTATTAAAGGTTCACTAATGGATCCTGAGCTAGAGAATCTTCCTACAGATTATGAGCAAGGTCTTGACTTTACTATCAGTAAAACCAGTAAAGGTGGTTACGCAGATTACAGTACCAGTAAATGGGCCCGTCGGGAGACGGCGCTAGCAGCCGCAGACATTGAAGCTATCGAAAAATACGGGTTGTTTAATTTGTCTGAGTTTCTTCCCAAGAAACCTGGCGAAGTTGAACTAAGAATCATCAAAGAAATGTTTGAGGCCAGTGTAGACGGTCAGGAGTATGATGCTCAGCGTTGGAGTCAATATTACAAACCACCTGGTTTGGAAACTGCTCCAGCCAGCACTGATTCAACACCAGCACCTGTTGCTGCTCAAGCTCAGGCTTCTGTTGAAGCTGACATAGGTGATGATGAAGATGTGGCGCCTACCGCCCCGGTGAAAACTCCGGCCGCTCAAGACAAAACTTCTAGCCAAAGAGCAGAAGACATCTTGGCGATGATTCGCAATCGTCAAAAAAACTAAGCAGTACTGGGACGGCATAGTCCGTCCCACCCCATTTACTAGGAACCCGTTATGGCCAAATCACCTAAAATTAACGAGAGCTATTCGCTCAATTTCTCCAGCCGCGAAGACGGTACTGGAGACACAGTCATGGACTGTAATATTAACTTTGATAATCCACGCGACGATTCCGTTGTCATTCATAGACTGAATACTTGGCTAAAGGCTATTGGTAGGAACGAAATTGTAGTCCAACCACGAGAATATCCCAAAGGAGTCAAATAATGGCAAAACCTTTTGACTTGAGTAAATTTCGCAAAAGCATAACCAAGAGCATTGAAGGCGTTAGTATTGGATTTAACGACCCTACAGACTGGATTTCCACCGGAAATTACGCCTTAAACTATCTCATTTCCGGCAGTTTTAACCGTGGTGTGCCACTAGGTAAAGTAACAGTGTTTGCCGGAGAATCAGGTGCAGGTAAGAGTTTTATCTGTTCAGGTAACTTGATCAGGCACGCACAGCAACAAGGTATCTATCCTATTCTAATTGACACCGAAAATGCCTTAGATGAAGACTGGCTAAAGGCACTAGGGGTAGACACCAGTGAAGGACAATTGTTAAAACTGAACATGGCCATGATTGACGATGTGGCTAAAATGATTTCAGAGTTTGTAAAAGAATATAAGACTATTCCCGAAGAGTCTCGTCCGAAAGTTTTGTTTGTGTTAGACAGTTTGGGTATGTTGTTAACACCAACTGATGTTAATCAGTTTGATGCTGGTGATCTTAAGGGTGACCTAGGTCGTAAACCTAAAGCACTTACAGCACTGGTCCGTAACTGTGTTAACATGTTTGGTTCATTGAACATCGGCTTAGTGGCCACTAACCATACCTATGCCAGCCAAGACATGTTTGACCCAGATGACAAGATCTCAGGTGGCCAAGGCTTTATCTATGCGTCTAGTATTGTGGTAGCCATGCGTAAACTCAAGCTCAAAGAAGATGAGGACGGCAACAAGATCTCAGAAGTCAAGGGTATTCGTTCAGCTTGTAAGATTATGAAAACACGCTATGCCAAACCTTTTGAGTCAGTGCAGGTCAAAATCCCTTACGAGACCGGAATGAATCCATATTCGGGTCTAGTTGATTTATTTGAGAATAAAGGCTTACTTCAAAAAGATGGCAATAGTCTTAAATATATTTTGGCAGACGGAACAATTATAAAACAGTTTCGTAAAGCCTGGGAACGAAATGAAGATTCGAGTCTGGACAAAGTTATGGCAGATTTTACGGCTAACCCACACCAGGTAAAAATAGAGGAGACTTCAGATATTGAAGTTGAATAATGGATGAGAGAATTAAAGATCTAGTTACCAAGTTAGACCGTTTAGTTAATTATGTTGAGGTATTAGAACAACAGATCGACAACTTGCACAAAGAAGTCAATCAATCTTATAATATCAATTTTATTGATAGGATTAAATATCAAATATTTCGATCTTGCAAGGGTAAATTATGACGATTAATGTTGATGTACTAACGGAAGCATACAGTATACTTAAACAATATATTCCGCAAAAAGATCGTCAAGAAGCAGCCGATAATCTAATGAGTATCATGGTTGATTATCTTGATGATCAAGACTTGAAAGAATTAAGTAATACAGATGCTGCCATGGGTCGTGCTTTTAAAGAATACGGTGGCGCCGAGGAAGAATACGAAGACTATGACGAATAATGTGGTACAATCAAGTAGTAAATGATATATCTAAAATTCCCGACTTTATTTCTTATTACGAAAACGAATTAAATTCTGCTAGACAGGAAGTTAGAATAACTGGCAGTGTTGAGCGTAACATCAGTGCATTGCCTGGGATAACCGAGCATCGCTTTAATCAATTACAGGAAATTGAAGCGGTGCTTAATTTTCTCAACATACAATTACGCAAAATTCGTCGTAAATGGTTTCAAAAGTATCTGGAATCTTATAATCGGGCCTTGAGCAGTCGCGATGCCGAAAAATACGCCGATGGCGAAGATGAAGTCATTGATTATGAAACAATTATTAATGAAGTGGCTTTGCTACGCAATAAATACCTAGGTATACTCAAAGGTCTAGAAAGCAAAAACTTCATGCAAGGGCATTTGGTTAGGCTAAAGACCGCTGGCATGGAAGATTACTCAGTGTGACCCAAACCGAACATCGAGCACGAGAACTACTCAATTTATGGGACGCTATTAAAACCAGTCGCAGTTGCCGTCATGTGGTTGATATTCAACAGCACAAAGATAACTTAAATGGATTAGCTAATGTAATAAGACTGGGTCTTTATGCAGAATATGGCCCCGACAACCTCGAAGCTGTCTGTAATGAATTTGAACTAGAATATTTCAAAGTAAAAGACAAAATACACAATGATCTAATAGACGGACTTAGACACCAAAAATAAATACTCAAAAGGTGTTGTATGTATATTGTTGAAAAATCACTTACTCCCAAAGAATTAGCTAAACACAGCGGCAAGTATCTCACTATTCTCATGCAGTTTATCGGTTCTCGACTGCCTGTTCCGGTTGATCCGGCTTATCGCGGAATGTATGGAGATTCAATCCAAATCGATACCACCATGTTGCCTGCGCTACAACAAGCTCTTGACTCAGACGATATTTTATCCAGTATCCCTGCCAAAGTCACTGCGGTAATTGATGGTAAACCAACACAAATACCTTGGGGAGTAATTTTCAAGGGCAAAGAGTTTACTCAACTTGCCGGACAAAAATCCTACAATGCTGGACATTTGGCCGAATTGATCATGGGCATTGGTATAGCCACCAAGTTTGTTAATCAAGGTAACGACATTGACTTAAACGCATTTCAACGCATGTTTGCACAATTGATAAAAGGTCCAACCAAAAAGAATTACGAGTTTAGTTATGCCGGTACTATATCTTGGCCGGGAACCACAAGCAAGAATGATCAGCTGACATTTCGTGCTGTGGTACCAACAAAAAGTGCAGAAGAATTTGTTAGACAAGCTCAGGCAAATCAATTTTCTAGCGACCTAAATGCTATAGTTGCCAGTGCCATACGATATGTTAATGAAAGTCAAGGAGTTCAACGAGCCTGCGATCGAGTTCGTCTAGACAAAAATACCAACAAGATCGATATTGTAAGTGATGGTAGTTCGGATGCCAAAGGAACCAAAGCTGACCTACAATTAAGTGTTGATGGTACAAAGATAAACTTGTTAAGTTTAAAAACTTATAGTACAGAAACACTAGGACAAATATCTGGTATTGGTTACGATCAATTGAGTAAATGGTTTGATGTAGCGTTTGGGATTAGTATTAGCAAATTTCAAAAATTACTGGATCCTACTCTAGGAGCAGAAAAAGTTTACCAAAATCTACTGACCAAAATATACGATGATTATGTTTATCCTGAAGTCAAGAAGCGTGTAGAAAATCAAACACCGGGCAAAGAAGCTGATATAGTAAAACGCTTGGTCCGCGCAGCTCATTATCATTCTAGAGGCGAGAGTCTTGAGGATGTAGAAATAGTGAAATTAGATGACAGTGTATCATCTGGTAATTACAAAATATTGAGATTCAGTGATGACTTAGAAGAGGCTATGAGTCAGTTAGATCTTGATGTAAGATATATAGGCAAAGGACAAGGTCGCACTATACAGATCTGGGTAAAGCCACAAGCAGATGAAAAAGTAGCTCGTGGCGCCAATAGAATATGCCAATTTCGTACTCAAAAAATGGGAGATTCCTATCGTAATTATTATGAGATTGGACCAATGATGGAGTTGTTGACTAAAGTTGATGCTCCATTGTCATCAAGGACTCCCAATGTCATTACCAAACAGCCAGTAGATATTAGACCACCAGGGTCAATTGAGCGAACAAGATTAAAAAGAACCGGTGCAGGCCGAGAAAAACGAGCATAAATAGATTTGCTTTAAGGTGTTGTTAGTGTTATACTAGCAACTCTTAAACACTTGAGGATCGATCATGTTTGAATCAATTGAAATCCGTCGTGCGGCTAATGGGTTTATTCTCGTTATTACCACTGAGGAAGAAACTCGCGAATTCGTATACGATACCAGTCGTAAAGCAATTAGGGTAATTAAAGAATACCTTGAGAATGACAAGAAAGCTCAATGACTGCTACTGTAATTATTCCCACTACAGGTTCTAAGTTAGCAGCTCAGGCAGTACAAAGCGTTCTTGATCAAACCTATCCCACCGATTGTTATCTTGTAGTTGATGGCAGCAGGTTTTTTTCGCAAGCACAAAATCTTGTAGAAACATATGAAAATCACCAGCGTGTGCATGTCGCTGCGCTACCGGTCAATGTAGGAGCCAATGGATTCTATGGGCATAGAATCTATGCCGGCTTCACTCACTTAGTCAATACCAAATATGTTCTTTATCTAGACCAAGATAATTGGTTTGAACCTAATCATGTTCAAACCTGTATCGACACAATTGAACAAAATAATTTACAGTGGTGTTATTCATTAAGGAATATATACAGTGGTGATAGATTAGCTTGTCGTGATGATTGTGAGAGCTTGGGGAAATATGCCAGTTATCATGGCATTCATCACATTGACACCAGTAGTTATTGTGTTACTAGAGAATTAGTTTTACAGTTTGCTGGTGTCTGGCATGGCGGTTGGGGTCAAGATCGCGTTTGGTACACGGTATTAGAAAACATGTTGCCACACTATGATTGCACAGGTCAATACACTTTAAATTATCGAGTTGGCGGTAATACCGGGTCTGTTACCGAAGACTTTTTCCATAACGGTAATCAAATACAAAATAAAAAATATAACGGAAATTATCCATGGCAAAAAAGAACTTAATTATCAGCGCCTTTACTGGGTATGATTTTGAACATCTTAAGCCCTATGTAAGATCAATTGATAGGTATGCGCCAGATGCAGACAAGGTCATGGTCATCGGGCACACCGAGTTAGCAACTCGTGTACATTTAATGAACATGGGATGGCGTTTAGAGGAATTACCTAACTTTGCTCAAATTCCAATTCATGTCTTGCGATTTTTACCTATGTATGCATTTTTGCAAGAACATCCCAATGAATATGATTTAGTGATCAGTACCGATGTTAAAGATGTAGTTTTCCAGCGTGACCCATTTCAGTGGTTAGAAAACAATCTCGGTGACAAAAAATTAGTGGCCGGGTCCGAGGCATTGAAATATTGCGATGAACCCTGGGGCAATGAAAATCTGCATGATACATATGGTAACTATGTGCATGAAATAATGAAAGATTGCACAATTTATAATGTTGGCACATTGGGTGGGCGTGCCGAATATATGCGCGATTTGTTTTTGAATTTATTTTATAATAGCATTTCAAGACCTATACCCATTGTGGATCAAGCTGTTTTTAATTTTATGATTCAAACCTATCCTGTACGGGATAGTGTCATGTTTGCAGAGCAACGCCACGCTTGGGCTTGCCAAGCAGGCACAGTTGCTGATCCTAAGAAAATGCCACAGTTTAGACCAAACCTATTAGAACCCGAGCCAATTTGGCGGGATGGCAAAGTATATACAAGTGAGCAACAAGAATTTGTAATTGTGCATCAATATGATCGTGTGCCTGAATGGCGTCAATCCATAATTGAGCAATACAAGTCGAGATCTAGCATAGACTTTGAAAAAGAATTTCATATCGCTTGTGGTCGGGATACCGATATCAACGAGCATTTACCTATATTAAGTCTTTTAGTAGAAGAATGTCAACATGTCACAGAATTAGGTGTTGGATGGGCGCAGAGCACTCGAGCTTTTTTGCGTCACGATATTGAATTACATTCATATGAAATTACCCCTGCACCCTGGATCGAAGAATATTTCCAAGATGCTAAACGAGCTGGTAGAAGAGTCACGCTACATGTAGCAGACACACGCCAAGTCGAAATCGCACCTACTGACCTATTGTTTATTGACAGTTTGCATGTTTACGAACAAGTCAAAGAAGAACTACGACTACACGCAGCACAAGCCAAAAAATATATTGTATTTCATGATACTACACTGTATGCAGATCGAGGAGAATTTAATGGACGGGGAATCTGGCCAGCCATACAAGAGTTCATGGACAGTCATCCTGAATGGCAATTAGTCAAGCGTTTAACCAACAATAATGGACTTACAATATTACATCGTATAGAAAAATGAATAAAGATATTACTATTGTAACTGCGTTCTTCGATATAGGACGCGGAACTTGGACACAGGATCGGGGATTTCCGCATTACTTGCTTAGAAGTAATGATACTTATTTTGAAAGATTCGCACACCTCGCCAGTCTTGAAAATGAGATGTTTATTTTTACTTCGGCCGAGCATGTAGATCGAGTAGCAGCATTACGCGGTGATCGGCCCACCACTATTTTTCAATTTGATTATAAAGAACAATTTGCTAAATTATTAGAAGAAATTGAATGGGTACAAATACAACCCAATTACCAAGGCATCATCAACAATCGAGAACGCATCAACCCCGAATACTGGAATCCTGAATATGTGTTGATCAATGTATTAAAAAGCACATTTGCATGTATGGCCAGTATTCAAGCCAAAAATGATATGTTGGCCTGGATTGATTTCGGGTATTGTCGCGAAGCAGCCACATTGAATAATGTCAAACATTGGCGTTATCCTTTTGATCCTGAACGCATACATTTTTTCAGTATTCGTGATTGGGATAATAGAACTTTACCTGACATAATCGGCAATAACCGTGTTTATATAACCGGACCTTGCATTGTTGCTAGCAAAGCACTTTGGAAAGATCTAGAGTTTTATGTGTTTGAAGCATTATCTGGCTTGTTGGAAAATAGTCTGGTAGACGATGACCAAACTTTATTATTGTTAACAGCATTGGCCAAACCCGAACTTTGTCAAATTCACAAGGTCGATCCCAGTGATTGGTTTGTGATATTTAAGAAATTCAATGAAGATATATCTTAATTGTACAGCCAATCTTGGTGACTTCATGAACGCCTATCCAGTATTGGCTGGATTGGCAGCTGATAAAAAAATTGATTTAGTGATTCGTCATGAAATGCAAAAATTTTTACATTTCCGTGAGCTATTATACTATCAAGGTATTTTTAATTCTATAAATTATGATAATGAAGTATCAACACATGGGCACTATATATTATCGAGTTGGACTAGAATGGACAGAAATGATAGCCAGCGTCCTATCGAAACATGTCGTTATGAAAATTGGCTAAGAGATAATTACCAAATTGATTTCGTAGTTGATGATAATTGTATATTGCAAATTCCTGAGATTGATGTTGATGTATCACATGATCTTGTCATTGTAGGTGACCGGTGGGGGTTCGAACAAGACCACACTGTTGACACTAGGCGTTATTCAAATGTCATACGCAACGGTGCCAATCTAGATCCCAACAAAGTTCATTATCTGGATTACACTAGAAGTATTTTTGAAAATTGTGCTATTATAAAAAATAATCCTAACTCGTTTGTAACCACTTTTACAGGCATAGGTATCATTGCCGATCTAATGAACAAACCCACAATTGTGTGTTGGGATGAGGACATGAGGATTTGGGACGGACAGCCTGTGGAATTTGATTGGCATAGGCATTATTATAACAATAGACAATCCAAACTTTGTTATGTCAAGGATTTAAACATAAATGATTGTAAACATTAGACCCGGAGTTTTTGGCTCTACCATTCGCATGGGCGATCAAGTGGCCATAGCCAATGTAGTTGAACATTTTAGAATTACAAATTCGGATCAAAGCATAAGATTTTATATCGATCCTAGAGCTTTAGATCAGACTCCATACTGTGGTAATTTTTATCAATTTATGTTAGATAATACTAACTATTTCAGCGCCGATCAAGGTAACTTTGATTTGCCATGGCAAAGAGTCAATATTTGGGATTATAGAGACATAGCAGGCGACCTAGTCAAAATACCAAATAATCTTAAAAGTGTTAAAAAAATTGTGGTTAATCCTTTGTTTGATGCTACTTATAACACTTATAGAAATTGGACTGACGCAGTGTTTCAAGAAGTGTTAGAATGGTGTGAATCTACTTTTCCTAATTACGAATTAGTATTAATTTCACAAAAACCGCTTTATAAACACGGCTGGCGTAATGTAAATGATCTGTATCAAGTCTTGGAAGAAATTATGGTAGCTGACACTTATGTGGGCGGCGATACTGGACTAAGCCATTTTGTTGGTGCATTGGAACGCGGTCCTGATCCTATTTACTATTACAGTAGTCGTGGTTTGTTACATACTACACCTATAAATTGGATGACTAATCGTAAAGGTCACATGCGTACATTTTGGCATGACTTTGAAGGTACTAAATGGTAAAGAACATAACTGTGGTGGCTGTAACAACTGTCAATCATGAGTTAACTAAACGAGCTATTGACAGAACAACAAGTCAGTGCCACTGCACAGAGGTTCTAGTTGCCAGTGACAAGGATTTCTATTCTGGCAGCAGTTATGTCAAAATAGATCAAAATTTTGACATTGGTCATTACAACGATTTTATGTTGAAACAATTAGTTGACTATGTCAATACTGATTATGCCTTGATTGTGCAATATGATGGTATGGCTGTTAATAAACATTTGTGGACTGATAGTTTTCTTGATTATGATTACATAGGGGCTCCTTGGTTTTGGATGCCGGTCAATTGCCGAGTAGGCAACGGTGGATTCAGTCTACGCAGTCGTAAATTATTAGAAAAACTGGCCGAGCTAGAATATGACTCACAAACAAGTGAGGATCAAGTCATCTGCCAGCTGAATAGAGCTGGTTTAGAATCTCTTGGATGCAAATTTGCCCCAACGGATTTAGCTCATAGGTTCAGTCATGAACGCGAAGCAGGGTGGTATGCCAGCTTTGGATTCCACGGTGGGTTCAATGTACCTTTTTATTTGGATTATGCCGGTATAAAAGAATATATTCAACTTGTGGAGAATAGAACATCACCCAATCAACTTGAAATCATACCTTATTGTTATGCCAAAGGTTATTTAGATTTAGCTGACTTAGGTATTGAATTGGGTAGGCAAAGTGATAAACAATTTGATGATAAATTTGGACAGTATTTGCAAGATAACTCATCAAGGTTTAATTTTTTGCTTAATCAAGTGTAACTAAATAGAAAAATTAAGGATAAGAGATGACAGGACGAGTTTTTATTACTGGTGTGGCCGGGTTTTTGGGCAGCCACCTGGCTGATAGATTACTGAGTTTGGGATATGAAGTACATGGCAATGATACATTAATTGGTGGGTATTTAGATAATGTTCCCCAAGGTGTAGTATTTCATCAAGTTGATTGTTGCGATACCCAACGCATGGCTGAAATCATGAAAGGTTCAGACATAGTGTATCATACCGCTGCAACAGCACATGAAGGGCTTAGTGTATTCAGCCCGGCCTTTATTACACGCAATATATTTCAAGCCAGTGTAAGCACCATTTCGGCCGCAGTACAAAATCGTGTTAAACGATTTGTTTATTGCACCAGTATGGCTAGATACGGCAGCCAAGAATATCCATTCCGCGAAACATATGATCCCAAACCAGTTGATCCTTATGGCATTGCCAAAGTAGCCGGTGAGGAGGTGTTAAAAGTTTTATGTAATGTAAATAATATTGAATGGGTAATAGCGGTTCCACACAATATTGTTGGTCCACGCCAGCGTTATGATGATCCTTTCCGCAATGTCATGAGTATCATGATTAATCGTTGTTTGCAAGATAAGCCGCCTATCATTTATGGCGATGGGTCGCAGATGCGCTGTTTTAGTTATATCGATGATTGTGTTTATTGCCTAGAAAAATTAGCACTGGATCCTGATGTCAAAAATGATATCTTTAATATTGGCCCAGATGAAGAATTTATTACTATAAATTATCTAGCCAGTTTGGTAATGATCGAAACTAATTTTCGTGGCGAACCTATCTATATGCCAGCAAGGCCGCAAGAAGTCAAGTATGCCACATGTAGTTCTGATAAAGCAAGACACTTTTTGAATTATGAAACCAAAACATCGTTAAGAACAGCAGTGGCCAAAACTACAGAATATATAACTAGTCGCGGAGCTAAACCGTTTGATTACAGTTACCCGTTAGAAATTATTAATGAAAAGACACCAAAAACATGGAAAGACCGTCTAATGTAAGTGTTGGTTTTTATAACCACGCAAATACTCATCCTGATGCAACTCGCGCCAACATTCTCAGTGTCAAGCTGGTTTATCCCAATGCACCTTATGTACTGACTTGTGATGCGGGATATGATTTTACTGACATGGCCAAAGAGTTCAATGTAGAATATTTTCATTATCATGTGCAATGTGGATACCCTCAACAACCTTATGGTTATCGTTTACCTAAGGTTCTAATGTGGATGGATCGAATGTATATGGGTGTTACAAGATTGAATACAGATTATTTTGTGTCTATGGAAGATGATTGTTTACTGGTAGGCGAACTTGATATTGACCCGGAATGGGAATGTGCAGGTCATTCAAATTTATACAGCACTGAACCCGGCAATGATTTACCCCCCAAGCTATTGGACATGATAGAATCGTTCAGTGGTGTTCGGCCTGCCACTACCAAATATAATTCTGGTGGTGGTACTATTTTCAAGACTAAAACTTTTGTAGATAATTATCCCCGTATCCGTGGATGGTTTAAGCAGAATTTAGATAATATTCAAGACAGTTTTTATCCAACATTGGGATGGATGGATTGTTTTATGACTGTGTATTTTTTATTGTGTGGTCGCCCTATCTCAATTAATAATCAACTATTGAATATTTGGCCACCACAGAATCCATATGATGTTGATTCTACACCCAGCCATATAAAGTTACTTCATAATTTTAAAAATTATTACTGATGCGTTTTCATATCTTGGGTTTACCCCACACTGTGACTAGCAAAGAGTACAATGCCTGTGCGTATACGCAGAAGGTTTGGAAGTTTGGCAAAATGATGCGAGCTCGTGGGCACGAGATAATTCATTATGGTCATGAAGAGTCTGATCTAGACTGCGACGAGCATGTCACAGTCACAACCAATCAAGATTTAGAAATAGCTTACGGAAATTATGATTGGCGTCGTAATTTTTTCAAATTTGATGTAAATGATCATGCCTATCAAACATTCTATCGCAACGCTATTCGGGAAGTAGGATTACGAAAAAAGAATCTAGATTTTATTTTACCATTCTGGGGTTCGGGCGTGAGGCCCATATGTGATGCACACCCTGATTTAATCTGTGTAGAACCCGGCATTGGATATGCTGGTGGGCATTGGGCCAAGTGGAAAATTTTTGAAAGCTATGCCATATATCATGCCTATTGCGGACTAGAAGCGGTAGGTAGTTGTAAACAAAGCTGGTATGATACTGTGATTCCTAACTATTTTGATCAGGCTGACTTTGAGTTTGTGCCCGAGCAAAAAATGGATTATTTTTTATTTGTTGGGCGGGTATATGAGGGCAAGGGTGTACACATTGCCATACAGGTAGCTAAAGAGTTAGGAATAAATTTAGTCATAGCCGGTCAGGGCAGTCTAGAGGACATGGGCTATACTCAGCTTCCTGATAATGTGGAGTTTGTGGGATATGCTGACATAGAAACAAGAAAGTATCTTATGAGTCGTGCTCGTGCGGCTTTTGTGCCCAGTATGTATGTGGAACCTTTTGGTGGCGTACAAATAGAAATGTTGATGTCAGGCACACCAACTATTAGTACAGATTGGGGAAGTTTTGTTGAAAACAATGTTCATGGTGTTACCGGGTATCGCTGTAGAACTTTTGAACACTTTTTGTGGGCAGCGGAAAATATTGACCAAATCAAGCCACAAGATTGTCGCGACTGGGCCATAAATAATTTTGGGTTCGATGCTGTGGCCCCGCAATACGAGGATTTTTTCCAGTCAGTGCTAGATGTTTATACCGGTGCAGGTTGGTACGAGCGGCGTCCAACTAGAACCAATTTAGATTATTTGGCCAAAAAACTGCCCAGATCTGCATAAAATTTAGACAAGTCCCGGGCCTTGACAGGGTTATTGGTTTTTGCTATACTCATGACATAGTAAATAAACAGGAGTAGCCGTGCAAGATTTAAAAGATTTTGTTATTTGTATTGCTAGTTCTGCAACTCTAGTCACCCTTGTAACTCTATTTAAGGTGGTGTAAATGATTTATCCTGACTATATGACCCTGGAAGATATTGCTGAATTTGAGTTGGACATGGCTCGTTTTGACCTTGACCCCTCCATGGAATTCGACCAAGTCAATCGCATTTTGCGCGAGTTGTACTTGGATAAACTGGCTGCAGAAAGTCAATTGTTGCAATTTTACAACATATAGAAAATGCAGATTCGTGCGTTATATCATGTTTATCCGAGGACTACTCATGTCTATCCCTATACAGACATTGCTCCTATGACTGCGGGACAACTTGTGGCCGGTGTGCCTTCTGCGCCGCCCACGGGCGAATTTGAGCGAGTTAGGAGAGTAGATCCTGCTGTACGCCTCATGCTCAGTCCCGAAGCCTTGGCTGTGTTATCAAATCGTGTGACATGAGCAGTTTTGACGATTTTAGTTTTGGCGGTACTGTGACTGGAGTCATGCCTAATTATAAGCAATCTTTACCAACAGCTCTGCGTAATAGTAGACCTTTTATGACATCAGGCGGAAATTTACCACGGTTTTATTATGACTTCCAAGCTAAAAAACGATTTCATGCACTTAGACATTCTAGGACAACCGCTGGAAATAAGTAATTTTGTGGCCTATCCCAGTAGTTCGGGACTAGGACGCAACCAACTCAAAATAGGTAAGATTGTAGACTTGACTCAAAAAATGGTCAAAGTTGTACATTTACAACGGCGCAGCGTATATGAAGCCAAAATTACCACACGCTATCCAAAAGACTGCATAAGACTTGACGACAAGTTAATTACCCTGTATATTCTAAAGAATGATATCGCTTAGGGTCCACAAATGAAAGTTATTCAAGAGACTACAGAATGGAACGGCACAGCCGCTAACAATCTTTATCTTGTAACCGACAACATGGAGTATATTGTTGCCTATGTGCCCGAGGGTTCTAAACTAGCTCAACGCTTTAAAAGTCCAATTCGTTGGGACCATCGTGGGCGCAAGTTTCGAGTTCTCAAAGAAATTGCAGAAAAAGCAGAATTAGATACCCGTACTGTAGAAGGCAGTAATGGGCGACGCTATACCTTGACCCGTGCTAACGGCACTTGGTCTTGCACCTGCCCCGGGTATGCGTATCGTGGGCAGTGTAGACATGTAAATGAACAAGTGTAAAATATGTAGGCAACAGTACTCACCCCAATGTGATTTCAACCAGGGTAGATGTCCACATCACCCTCCCTTAATTGATGTTGCAGAAATACAACTAAGACTGAGGAGATTAGTGAAAAAGATGCTGAAAAAATAGACAGTTGTAAGTCAGCAACAGCACATAATAACCCAGCACTTGACTGGGTTATTGGTTTCAGCTATAATAGAGATATAGTAAACAACACGGAGCGACACAGATGAGTCAAGCTAACATTCGTATTAAAGCAGGTACCTATCGTAATTTTGATTGTGCCGGTCGTGTATTTGAGTTAGTCAAGCAGTATACCCCGGGTGTCAAGGGCGGCTTTGTTACTGTTAAGAATGGCGGTAACTTTCCTGGTTTCGCCGAGACGGTGCGTGTTAATGTTAATCATTTCACTGACTACGAATTTGTTGGTGAGGCTCCCGCTGCTGTTGTAAGCGAGGTAGTTGCCCAAGCTCAAGCTATTACCCAAACTGACGACGAGCGTATTGCTGAGATTGCAGAACGCTTTGAGATTCTTAATGACATGAGCAAGGCTTGTATTGCTGGCGACATTCGTGCTATGATTGTTAGTGGCCCTCCGGGTGTAGGCAAGAGCTTTACTGTTGAGCGTGAAGTTGAGAAAGCTCAACTCTTGGATCAAATTGCTGGCAAGCGACTTCGTGCAGAAGTTGTTAAAGGCAGTGCCACACCGATTGGTCTATATCAAACTCTGTACAAGTACAGCGACAAGAACTGTGTGCTAGTGTTTGATGACTGCGACAGTATCTTGCTTGACGATGTCAGTCTCAACTTACTTAAGGGTGCTCTTGACTCTGGCAAGAAGCGTAAGATTTCTTGGTTGTCAGAGTCAAGTGCTCTGCGTCGTGAAGGCATTCCTGATAGCTTTGAGTTCCGTGGTTCTGTAATTTTTATTACTAATCTTAAGTTTGATGGTATGAAGTCACAGAAACTGCGTGATCACCTAGAGGCTCTTCAAAGTCGTTGTCACTACTTAGACTTGACACTTGA